TAATGTTTCGCCAACTTTTTTCTTTAGCACAGATCGGCTGAAGCCAAGGTCATCAGCAAGTTTTTCTGACGCATTCTGCAAAGTTTGCTCATTCTTAATAATGCCGCGCTTCACAGCTTCTGTCGGGTCTGCAAGTATTTCGCTGACTGCATTCAAAACAGACTGGATATCTTCGTTGTCGTCCATGTAATCGAAATTGAAATCAATCCCGGTGTCTGTCTCAATGATTACCCCGCGATTCTTGTACATCTCAAGTAAATCAATAGCTTCTCCCTCCGGGGCAACCCCCGTGGAATACTCACTTAATCCTTTCTGCCCAAGCTCGCGAACTTGTTCTGCTTTGACTTCACCGCGAGTCGGCATTTGAGATTCTGGGGGCATACCAATATCTTCAGGAGTCAACCCTTCAGGAGGCAATTCCGTTGCAGTTTTAGCTGATCCGCCAGCAGTCTCAAACCTTTCCCTGCCTTCTTCGGATAATACTTTTTCAGCAAGAGCCTCTTGTCTCTTAGAGTATTCCCCGGCTGGCACCTGGCGCTCTTCAATTGCAGTAGGTACAGCCATGTCTTCCGCGTCTGTTCCGCGTGTTACAGCCCTAGGTGAGACCTTAGAAGCTTGCTTAATGAACGTGCTTAACGGTCCGCCAGCAACAAATACGCGCTCAGGCTTGCGCGGTATTGTGCTCGCCTGCTCTGTAACGCCACCTTCTAAAGCGGCTTGTCCTGCCTGTTCATCAAGTATTGCCACTTGCTATCCCTTCTTAACTGAACCTGTCACGTACAATTGCTCACTCGACTTGCGGTTCTTGTCCGCTGTCTCCTGCGCTTTCAACATTTTGATCAGCGGGTGATTCTCGTCTCCGCCCCGTTTCTTCACTGATTCCATTGCGGCCTGCAATGCTGTCTTCATAACTTACTCCACCTTCAATCCACTCCGCCCCTGGACGGTCCGTGTTCTTGAACACTTTGTTTTCAAAGAATAATACATTTGTAGAGGATACGTCTGCCTCTTCCATTAAGTCTTGAGCAATGTCCATAAACGTATCCATTGCTTTGTCTGGGTCTGGAACCCCACCTTCAAACTCTGGGATGTATTGAATCCGCAAACCTACAGCGCCAGCAATCTCTTCGCCTGTATCAACCTGCACATCTGGACGATCCTTATACCTAGCGTCCGTTATGATTGTGCCACCACTAATATCATACTTTTGACGCAAAGAGTCAATCATAGCGATTGCTTTATCTGCTTCCTGTCTAGATTTGAAAAATACTTCTAGGCCAGGCATCGCACCCTGCGTTCCGGTTGGTACAACTTTGGACACATATACAGCGTCTTGGTCATACTTACGTCCAAGATCGACCAGGTTATTGATAAAATTAGTCTCATCAAAATCTGACCGGGTAACGACTTCGGTATTCAGAGAACGCTCTGGAGTGTTACCGAATAAGCCGTAACTATTGTTTGCCTGTTGTGCAACGACGGCTGGATCGTCTTTGAGAGGGTTAAGAACCTCGCTAGATAGCTCCGCTTGTTCGACATTAGTCGGACGCTGTTCTGGCCGCTCGCGAGACACGCCAACAATTCGGCGCTCTACTGGAGCTTTCAATTCCTCCAGACGCGCTTCCGCTATCGCTTTCTGCTCTGGTGTTGACCCAGACGAATTGATGGTCTTGCGCAACTCATCAATCTCGACTCGTTCAGGAGAACCGGCAAGGGCCGCCTCGTAATCAAGTGAGCCGCCTTCACCAGCTTTGTTTGTCCATCCGTTGATGGTCCACTTCTCTTTCTCCATAAACCATACAACAGCCTGGAGATCATCTGGGCCTAAGTCGCCAATCGACGAGTCATAGTTCTTAACGAAGCCTTCGGCGTTGATAGCGTTAGCCGCATCAGTGAATATGCGCTGACCAAAACCAAATTCAGAACCAATGATTGGCTTATCAATCGTACTGCCAGTTAAGTGGTTCCCTGCGACAGCCTGCTCTGCAGGTGGAGGAATCCGCTTGAGTCCTGCCGCGTCGCGCAGATACCGAGCCGCCCACACATCAATTGTTGGTTGCGACCCATAGCCAATGAGGTTACCTGTAAAGTTAATGGTCTTCGGCGCCTGCCCTACCTTGATCTGCCTGAACATATCCAGCAAAGCTTTCGTTGCGGCTGGACTGTTGATGCCATATAACTGACCAGTCGCCTTAGTCATCAGCGGGAACTCGCCAGCCTTAAACAATTTTGTCAATGTTGCTGGGTCAACCTTTTCTCCAGCTTCGACGCGAGCAAGGTACGCCTGGATCTCTTTATCGAAATCGCCATTGGTGTACCGACGCAATACATCGATTCCATTATTCCAATTTGTACGGACATCCGTGTTTGCCGATGTTGCGCCAAGCAGGTCAGCGAATACATCGCCCAGGCCGCCAAACTCTGAGCGCAAACGACTCCGCATCGACCGATACCAGTCTGCTTGCGCAAGAATGTCTTTCGCCGCTTGGTCACCATTATTGGCCCTGTTAACGACATCACGGACATCATCGACTGTACGAGTCGTCATGTCCTGCTGGTGACGCGCATAGCTTTTGTTGCGGCGAGGCTTTTCATACCCGTAGACAATCGGTTGCCACTCGACATCAACTTTTTTAGTTCCCTCTTTAATAGCGACAGTCGGCTTACTTTTAACGTCCTTGACGGTAATTTCTGCCCATCCATCTTCAGTCGGGTAGTTGGACTTAATCCGTCTGACTTCGTCTTCAACGCGCTTGACTTCGCTTGCCGGTAGATTCAAGCCCTCTAAAGATTTCGCAATATTTGCTTTGTCTTTAGCGGCAAGCCTCTTAATAATCCTTCCGCCTGGTCCCGCCTCGGCTTCATCTGCATAAACCAACCCGGAAAGCCCCATAGTTGTAATAAGAGACTTCATTAGCACCGGGTGTTTTCTTATATAGCGCAACGAACTAATTGCTCCGTCAATCATTCCAGCAAGTCCCAGATCTTCCAAAGCAAACTGGAACCGTTCACGGAGCCTCCCTTCGGCTGACTCCAAGTCGGCGTCGTCGGCAGTATTAAGATATTCAAGGATTGGAAGCCCTAAGCCAGAAGACATCGCCTTGACGATTCCTCCTTGCTCGGGGTCAAACAGTGTTGCGGAGAATGCGCTTCGACCGTACAAAGCGCCTCGGCCTGTACCTGCACCTTTCGTAAACAAGAACCCAGTTGTGAATTGAGAGATGTCTCGCAACATTTCCTCGGCAAATCCACGGGCTTCTTCGCGGTCGTCAAACTGCGGAGCCGCAGGTAATTGCACCATGTACGGGATGGGTATCTCTTCGCCCGTAACATTGTCAATGTATCTAATGCCTACTGAGCCGGTAAAGGACTCAAGTTCGCTTTCCGCTAATTCGTAAACGAGTTGGCTGGCTTGATTTAACGCCCGCACCGAACCATTGATAATGGTGCGATCAACAACGCCGCCTTGCTCAAAAGCTCCAGGGGCGTTTGCTTCTATCATCTCCATTCGCTTGCTATGCGTTGCGCCAAGAAATTCAGACCGCGCTTTCGCACCGCGAATGGCTAACTCTTCTGATTCATAGTTTGGCAACTTATCCCCAGATCGAATGCGGGTTGCCGCGTCGTAAAGAGCTTCGCGATCTGTCACGCGCTTGCCATCCACAATTGTTGGGATATTGTAAAAACGACTGTCATCAGACAAACCAATCTCTACGCCGCGAACAGTAATCGTTTCTTCCGTAGCGATTGACCCATCTTCATTTTTCAATATTGGGCGCGTTACATCTACCGGGAACCCGTCTTGATCGACCAGAGGACCAGCGCCGACTTCTTCAAGTTTTTCTTTTGTTGGCACATCAGGATCAACGCCAGAGCTTGCGTCTTCCGCAAGTTTCCCGGTGATTATAATATCTGGGACTATGCTCCTATAATCGTCGCTAGAAAAATTTTGGAGCAGTTCAGCTTGATCATATGCGTCGTACGCAAGTTGCTCGCGATCTTCATTCATTGAACGTCCTCCCCTAAGAATGGATTAAGCTGGTTCAAAATCCCTATGACCTGGCCCAGCTTTTTAGTTGCCGTCGGAAGTCCCGCAAGATACTGCTGTAGATACTGCTTGCGGTTAGTCCCCGCTGGCGGCTCAGTCCATCCAGTCAATATGTCATCGTTGAGCTTGATTGAGTTAACGATCAAGGTGTACTGCATATCAAAGGCATTTTGAATTTCTGCTTTAAGCGGCGCAGAAAAAGCCGTGCCGATCTCCTGGGCTTTTTGCACAATGGTGTCATAGCTTGCCCCACGCCCGCCCGACATAGGTTGCCCAGGCTCTGGAGTTGTACTAAGCCACTCATTGAATCGATCTCGGGCTTGTCTGAAGTATGTGTCTCCAAAGGACCTAAGCTCTGGGCTAAGGCTGTCTTTGTACTTATTAAATCCAATCTTGTCAGCAATTACTTCCTTGCCCCGGCCAACCCCCTCGTTAGCCTCTTGCCGTACGCGGCCTAGAAATTTATCTACAGTATTAACAGTGAGCTTGTCCTGGACTGCCATCACTGCTTCCATCGTCAATCGGTTCTCGCCATCCAGCCGGTTCAAATAATTGCTTGCATCGCGATCATCAGTCATCTTTGCTTCAGTTGTAGAAATGCCTAAACGCTTTTCAATCCAGTTGATCTCAGTTGTCTTTTCGTAATAGTTCTGGCCGCGAAGATGCTCATATGCCGTCAAAGCTTTGGCTAACTCGGAAGGAACTCGCACATCTGCGTTGAGGATGTTTGCATGCATTTCATCTAGACGCTCTAATCGCGCTTCATCTTGTTTTTTCTTCATATCGCTAGCAAACTTTTCTTGCTTGTTTGCGTAATCGATAATGCTTTTTTCAAACGCAATTCTTTCGTCAGGCTCCATTTGCGCTAAAGCCGCAGACAAGATTGCATCGGTTTTCTCAAGTTCTCCACTGACAAGCCTATTCGCAACCCCATCGTAGTCGCCGCCTGCCATATAAGACTCAACCGTCCCAGTGGCAATGTCTTGAATTGTGTCAGACGCTAAAGTTGCAACAGCCTCCGCTGACATATACCCCGATTTCATTGCATAATTTAGAAGCCCTCTACTACGAGTAACATTGAAAGTTGGGTCATAGACAGGGTTAGTGTCAAAAAGGTTTTCTAAAGCAATCTCGCGTTCTTCTTCTGTCAATTGGGTATCTGCCGCAACCATCACTTCTTTCTGAACTCTTTTAGTTATGTTGATCCCTGCGGTTTTCACAAAAATCTTGTTTGAGTTTTTACGGAAAGATCCTACGTAACGAGTATGCAAATCGCTGGCTGTAGAGCCAAAAAATGATTTAGCCGTCGAAGTGGTAAGGAAAGGTTTCCCTGATGCAGGGTTGATCCTTTTGCCGGAAGAATACTCTTTGTAAACTTGGTCCATTTTTGACACTACTTCTGACGGATCGACAACGCTAATGTCCTGCCTAAGTGCCTCATCCTCAATCGTGCGAAGCTCGATCTCCATCGCCTTCTCTGCCGCAATGGCTTGGTTTTGAGCGTGGATCTTTAGCTTCTCTTCACCTGCCTGGAACAAAAGTTGCCCGGCCTGAGAGATGACGCGAGCGTTAGCTGAAAGCACCTGGCCGCTTACTTGCACGTTAACTTGGGGCGTGACTGCACCAGAAACTCTTTTCGTCTGCGCCGTGTACAAAGGAACTTTCATGGTAACCAGCCTCTCCTAATTAAGCGGGAATCATCTTGCCACCTTGAGACAAGAGCGTTGCCATCGCTTCTGTCCTAGTAGCATTGGCCGACGCTTTTGCTTCAAACATAGCAATATCGCCTTTAAGGCTTACACCTGTTGCCTGCTCTCTAATGTCACGAGCACGAGCGCGTGAAGCATAATCGATCCTTCGTATTTCTTCGTCTGCCTGATCAGCGTTCGCAAGAAGTATCTCAAGCCCGGTCCCGCTATAAGCGTCGAACCCAGACTTCATGATTGCCGACTCTGTTTCTTTTTCAAATTTTCGATACTGAGTCTGGAAATTTAGAATATCGAGTTTACTCTCAAGCAGGAGATCTTCTGCCGCAGTTCTTAGTAACGATGCATTACGCTCTGCAACTTGTTTGTTCCAGCGTCCAGCGACCTCTTGTGCTTCAGCCGCCGCTTGAGAACCGGCATAGCTTAAAGCCATACCCGCTAACATCATTCCAGTGCCTGTTGCTGACATATCCTACCTATCGAAAGTTTGGAGTAATGGCATCAAAGCCAATACTGTCATTGGTAAAGGGTCATCTTGCTTAACAACAATGAACCCATCCGTTTCGTAATTGCCGCTGAACTCGATATATTTGTCGCCATTATACAGCGGAATTGCTGTCGTAGCTGAAGCGCCAGGCTCGGCAAAAGCAATTGGTTTTAAGTTACTGGTGTCCGGCCCAATCTGCGCACCAGACGTTTCCAAGAACCTTGCGGTCACCCCTCTAATACGTTTTGTTTTGCCCTGGCTGGTCCCTTCCGTACCGCCTGCATCAATCCGCATTGTTTCAAGCGTTGACGAATATTTGTAGCCAACAACTACATTTGTAGCGTTTACGTCTAACGAGATGCTACCGCTAGATACAGTCTTGTCTGCATGCTTTGCTCCATTGGCAAGGATCGACACGGTTTCTCCTTCAAGGTGGTCAAGCCCTGATAGAGAGCTAACAGCCGCCCCACTATAAGTCAGATGCGAATCTAAGAACTTGGGATCAGTAACCGAAGAAATGTTATCGATTTCGGAAAGTCTTTCAATGTAACGCTTGGTTACACTGTTGATCGTTCTTTTAACAATCATATAAAGCTCATCTTCACCAGTCCGAGACGGCAAAGAAATTAAACTTTCAACAAATCCCGAGCCTCCAACATCGTGCCTATGCCAGGCAATCACTTCTTCCTCTCGACGATACGTGAGACCAATCAAAGACCCGTCAGCAAGTCGCGCCCACAAGATTCCGTCTGGCTCTTGTTGCCAGGCTATCTCTTTGATCAGGCCTTCGGTTAAGTGTTCCGACAATAGAGTTAAGTCAGGAGCAAAATAACTGTCCGTGTCGAAGTCATAAACTAATTCTCTGAGCTTTCTTTCGGCTCTCTGCACAAATAAGACCGCAGACCCAATTGCAAAAGGCTGAACATCAGACCCGCCATAGTTAGACTGCCGCCGAATTTGCACGTTAGTTGGCGTTAAAGGTTCGTTTGTACCGCCGGAACTTACAGAAAACTCACCACCACTTGTCCCAACAACTAGCAGTCTCGCTCCAACAAGATACTGGATGACGTTGACCTGGTTACTACTAAGTGTGTAGGTAATCGCATCAGTCGCATCAATACCTGGCGTAAAGTCTGTAAACAAGCCAGCCGATGAGAAGAACAGTGTTTGCGGTTGCTCAAGAGTATTCCCAAGAATTAATCGTTGTTCGTACAAAGTAATAACTGACGGGTATCCGCTGGTCTCCGAAAAAGCGCCAAGCCGGTACTCATCATCAGCTTCAAGATCGCCAACGATCGTTACAGAATCTCCAGCCGCTTCGGTTGTCAAATCTCCCGCAGGTGCTATCAGAATTGTATCGTCAGTAACGCTTACAATTAAGGCACCTACCTCATTATTATTGGCATGCGATGTAAACCCGGTTACGGATATGCGCATGCCTTCTTTGAAGCCCCTTTCAATAAACTTACCGGCACTATCCTCAAACCGATCGTTATGCGAAAGACCAGTCCCGCTGGGATCTCCCTCCACCGCAGAAATTGTCGTCGCAGTGTAAGACGGCATAAGCTCTGTCCGGCCATCTTCATTCTCGATGACAGTTGCCGTTACTGAGGTCCCGGATGTGAACGCTGTTATCTTTGCGTACCCGTCGTGTAATTTGACAAGTCGATCAACATCAGTTGTACGGAACACCCCATCAGAAGCTGTAATCGTGACAGATCCCGATCGACCGCTAGCAGTTAGTGTAGTCCCATCAAAGACCACATCTTGCATTGGGCCTCTTGTAAATACAGTTGGCTGGCAAGAAAACAGAGTCGCCCCGTAACGGACAAGATCCTGCGGAGGGACATCCGGGTGCGCAAGAAATAATACGTCAGCAGATTGCGCGTACCTAAGACCAGAAAGTTGAGATTCAGAAAAAGGCGTCGGAATGGCAAGAGGATTTGACGATTGCAAAACTGCATTTTCAAAATCAAAGCCCCAGGTATAACTGCCAGAACCCCCAGGGATGGTGTCAGTTCCTGCATAGAAATCAACTTCAAGCCCCGAGGCGCCAGATGGGATTACAGACTCCTCAATCTTCAGGACATGATATGGGTACTTTAAAGGGATTGAGGTTGCTACATTTGATACAGTTGACGACACACTGCCGTCGTTGAACCACATCCTTTTGCCATCTGCCTGCATCCAAGAACCTATACAGCCCCAATCGCTTGTCGCAGATGGAGAGGCAAGATCTTCTAACTCAGAAAGAGCAAAGGCCGCATACTGAACAGTCTTAAATGTAGTGTCATCGGAACCAGCAATCGGACCAAAAACCCATGCGGATGTGTTGTTAGTCCCCGAAAAATAACTGAAAGTCATAGTTCCAGTCACAAGCGCAACCCGCTTCCCATCCTCAGAAAGATGCGTAGTAATAAACATGTAAGACGGGTTCTGCATATGCCGAGGCAAATCCAAAAGACTTGGGTCTTGAGAAGATATGTACCGGGTGCCATCAGTATTGTAACCACTTCCAGCATCGACAAAATCAGCGGTATGCGCGTAGTTGCCATTGGCGTCGGCTAGCCAGTAATTATTCCCTGCAACAACTTGAAGCCCCGTAATGAATCCTGGATCAGTGATTAAATCTTCAAATGGATCTTCAGAAAAGGTGTAATTATCATTGGTAACATTGGAATATGGAAATTCAGTAAAGCAATCTTTTGAAAAGTCTGGCCCGCCACTTGAGGAATTCCACGTGTTTATGTGAATCAAATAGCCTCCGGCGGTAACGATAGAGTTAACTGTCTGTCCAGCCTCAATCAAGTTGCTGACAATTACGTGCAGTCTTCCATGTTCACCATCATCATCTTGTAAATGCACAACAACATTGTCTATGTTGTTATAGTCATTCATCCGATAAAATTTACTTGAGGCCCAGCTTTGGGTTGACTCATTGTATTCTTGCCCAGGAATCACCGATTTAAAATGCGGGGTAAACGCAAGCCCTGAGATAGGGATCGGATAACGGTTAGTTGTTTGGCTGGCACCTAACTCATAATTAAACCATGTTGCGGCTGTCAAATCCTCATCAACACCCGATATGTCATAACCAGTGTTGTAATCAACCCAAATATTGCAATCTGTGTGCGACGTACTTTGCGCTGTGATGTCAGCGTCTGGTATCCCATCCCACACGTAAAAGTGTTTGTCAGCGGGCCTGTTGCCATCAATGAACCCGATACCACAGTGAAAACGTCTCTCGCCCTCTGGAACATTAGAAGAGTACCTGTCCGGTAAATTAAAAGTTTTTTCTGCCTTGAGCTTGGCGCCAAATAGTGAAAATCCTACAGTTTCGTACTGACGAACAACAATTTCCAACGTATGAGTGCTACCCGTTTTCTCCTCGGTAGTTTTGTAGAAAAAGACGTTCTCGCCATCATCATCCCAGATAATCCGAACATCAGAAACCGAGCTATCAACAACTCCGAACCCAACAGAAGGGAGCGCATCTGTGTCATACACCTGCTTAGTCTCAACAAGGAACCCGTCGTTAGTTACAAACCGAGCCTGATTGTCCCCAAACTCAACGGCATAAGTTTGATCAACATTAAACTCAAATGGGATTAGCCGATGATCTTTAGACGAATCTTGAACCTCGCCAATGAACTTTGTTCCAGGTCTACGTGTTGCGCCGCCCTGTGGATGGACCAACATGTTCTCAAGCGTCTTACAGCCGTTGTCATACTTAGCTACATCGGTCCGCCCATCTAGTCGCGGAGAAAGCTCGCCCGCTGTGAAGTTAGTCTGGATAGGACTCGCTTTAGCCATCAGAACCTCGATCTAATAAATACGTCTGCCTCTAGTGAGCCTGCCGCAGAAACACTATCAATGCTCGCCGGAGTGCCTTCGGTAGCATCAACAAACCTGGCTTCTTTCAGTTTCTCTTCGTAAACAGACCGGAAGTAATCCGCAAGATTGACGCTACCTACAATGGGGTAGCAAATATCTGCCGCGATCTTAGCAATCAAGGCTTCTTCAAATAGGCCGTCGAACATGTTCTCTGAAACATCTGCGACATACATAATCTCTAAGGTCCCCTCATCACACAGGATCTTGTCTTTCTCGACCCTATGAGGGATATCTAGCTTACTTAGGTTTAAAACGCGGAGGCAGTTGCGAGGGAGAGCAAACTCACTTGCAAAGCCAAATGCAGGGGTTGCTCCAGTAGGAGAGAGCGAAACTCTAGTTACTGCGAAATTCCAGGGGTGCGATCTTAAAACGGCATGCTTAATAGAATGATACCGTTGGTTACAGACTTCAGCGTTCTTACTGTTCTCTGTAAGAGAAGCGATAGTGGTTGCGCCAATCTGAGTCAATGCGCTATTGCAAATCTCAACTTGAGTTGCCATGCAACCTCCTTTTAAGAGAAGGGGGCGTTGCCGCCCCCAGACTCATTTAGTCAACAACATAGTACATTGTGAGCGCAACAGTGCCGGTGCCTGCGGCACCACCCATTGTTACTGTCACAACGAATGAGTTGTCAGCATCTTCGCCATCGAGGTCAACCTCAGAGCCAGCGCCAAGAGCCAAAGTATTGGCTACCTCAACACACTGCCCTCCAGTTGAAGCCGCCGCCGCCTTGTACTCATCAACATCTGCCGCGACAGTAGTCCCGGCTGAGTTGACGTAAGCCGCATGGCCTACAGACAAGGTTGTGCCTGCGCCCATTGCATCATGGCATAACTTGCCATGTAAGATGCGAGCACCGTTTGGCAGAGCAAACATCTCGATGTCATCCCCGCTAGCCAAAGCAGAAGCTTCGTATTCTGCGTGGGCTACACGCATTACGCCACCAAGCTGATTGGCTTGTACGAACTCAGATGGGTCGTTCTGAGTAAGGTTCGTGCGAACATTAGAATATACAGTCGCCATGATTCATATCTCCTTATGCTGATTCATCACAGTCAATCTGAACAACTTTCTCTTCTTCCATGCGAGTCGCCCCGAATGTAGCGCAGTAGTAAACCTGCGTAGAGTAAGACTTGTCAGAACGCTCATCGATGCGAGACACAACGTCTTTGCCGACAGCTAGCTTGATTCCATCTTCTGCGAATGCAAAGCAAGAACGAATGTTCCCAGCTTTTGCAAGACGAGTAGACACGTGGAAACGGAAGCCCAGGAAGGTATTAATCTCACCTTGGACCAAAGCCTTGACTGTATTGTAATCAGAGCTTGTTACCGTTGTGCTGTTCAACAACGCTTCGATTTGGTCTGGACCAACAACAATGTGACGCTGAATTGATGGATCGACAGAAGCCAAATCCAAAATCTTCTTTGTCTCAATGAGTTTTGCAAGAGACAGGTCAGCCCCGCCGTTTGCAATTTGATGCCCAGAAAGCATTGCCTGGCTTGTTGCCCCAGTCTTACCTGTCTTAGCAGTACCAATGGCCGCGTCGATGATTGCATCATCCATTGCGCGTCCCATCGCCGCCGCCGCCGCTTGCGCGTAGGTAGACGTAGGATCGATCAGCATGCGAACTTTGTCAGCGTCATCGATGAGATCCGCCCACTCGTATGAGTCCATAGTGACCATACGGCGTGAATGTGGAGTCTCAACGATCGGAGTGTCGCCGTGGCGTGAAGTACGCTTCACAGCCGCAGATGCACCAATCTGATCAAAGAAAGCTTTTTCA